GGACGCCAGCGACATCCACGACTAATCATTTGCTCCGCAAGAGAAGGACCAGTATCACCACGCTTATGCCAAAGAGAACTGTCCAAAACACCGTACTTAATATTGCCATCTTCTGCTTCCAAATCCAAAATCATATCTGCCAAGTCTGTGGCAAGGACTTTAGAAACGTACAGTTCTCGATATACCACAAGTTGCTCAGAAGGCGCAACGGCAAACCAAACAACACCACTGTAACTGCCGTAACCGTAATCGCAAGCACGAAACTTAACCCAGTTACTAGGTATACGATAAGGCTCAACAACATGAACATCCCTATTAAACTCAGTAAAAGCAGCACCTTCTTTAATATCCCAATCACCATCCAGAAGTTGCCTTCTTTGTTGCTCGGGAAGAGAGAGGAGCATGGCTTCGTAATCCCCTGCTTCCGCAAGGTAAGGGTTATCAGAAAGTCTTGCCGGGATAAATCTTCTTTTAAATAAAGATTTTCCAGCCTTGCTATGTCCTGCGGGGTATCGCAGGGTCTCTGTAGTTTCAATATCGGTAGCATCAAAGGCTCTATTATATGGCGAAGGGTCAATAAACATTTTCTTAACCCAAGAATGACCTCTACCGCCGGGGTTAGTCGTAGCCCTCATAAATATTGGCAAATCAGGTGCAGTGGACCGTAAACGAGAACGCATGTAGTTCCATGCGTATGGTGTGGCCCATTGTGTTAACTCGTCAAAGCCTATCCAGCTAAAAGCTAGACCCTGATAGCGCAATACATCATCATCTCTGTCGAGATAAGACATCCACAATCTTGCACCAGATGGCGCAGTCCACTGCATTTTTCTTTCTGACCACTTGATACCGGGCCAGATTTTTGGGTACAACTCCTGCGACTTAAATATAAGTTCTCGTAACTCTTCTGTTGTGTGTCGCAGTAGCAGCCCACTAAACTGTGGATGCCCCATGTAACGTAGTGGGTCAGCAAGCATAGCATATGATTTACCACCACCTGCTGAACCACCATATAATACTTCACGTTCTGCCGCAGCTAAGAACTCTGTCTGTGGCCCAGCATTTGGCTTAAATAAAACATTAGCGTGTTGTTCTATCTCACTGCTGTCATATTCAGGTGATACAGTTTCCTGTATCTCAACCTTCGGCTTTAGAGCCTGTTCTTTGGTTACTGATTTCTTCCGCTTTGGCGATTGCCGTTTTCGCATATTCTGCCCACTTGCGGAGGCTTGCAGCTTGATTCTTACGTCTTCGCTCATTATTTAATCGTTTCCTCAACCCTACGTGTGAGATATATCTGCCAGTCTGTGTACTCAGCCAATTAGCTACTTCACGGTAGCTGTATTGATTTACGTGCTGTCTAGCTTTCTCTAGCAAGTCCAATTCTATTTGGATAGGTTGAAGAATGTCAGGGTCTTCATCATCCTGTTTATATCCGAATGGTACAGTACGTGCAATACGTGGGATGGGTATCCATTCGTTTTCTTCTTTAATGTCTGTTGGCTGTGGTAGCTTCCACTTGCCTATGCTTCGTGTCATTTGTTTTTCTTTGAACCGGGACCAAACATTGCAGAGCCTTGTCCTGCAGGAGTAGGAGTAAGTGCAGCTATGAAGGAACCTATTCCGGGTAAAGAACGCAAAGCAAATTTTTTTGCTAATTCTTTAGCTGGTGTTTTAGTTAGCCCTTTAATTATTTCATTTTGTTGTTGTATTAATGCTTTTCTAACTTTAACATCCCTTGCGTTTAAATTAGAAGGTTTAATTTTTTTTAATTCTTCTATTTTCATTTGCGCTGTTTTAACTTTAGTATCTTTAGCTATAGCTGCGTGTCTAGTTTGCGCTGTAGTTTTAGGTCTTTTATTTGGCGGTGCCATCAGTCATCATCCTCTACAACAGCTTTAGGTGGCATAAGCATGACACCCCCTGATGCTTCTACCTGCATCTTCTCTGTCTTAACCAAGCCTACCCGGTCAAGCAGTTCTTTAGCTGCAGACATCTTATCACGAATACCCAACTCAGTCGGGTCATACAAAGCACCTGTCATCGCCATCGCAGCCTTCGGCGCATTACGAGCCATGTACATTTGTGTTGCCTCAAGGATTTCTTCTTTAAGACCTTTAATAATTTCCGAAGTACTAGAAGAGTCAGCATATCCTGCAATCTTTTTAGCTTGTACCATATCGCCGCCTGCTTGTTCAAACAGAACGTCTAAAAATACTTTTTGCTTTATTGTAAGTTCTCTAGCCATTAAAATTCACCGTTGTGCATAGCGTTAGCTAATTTAGTAGCCCTGCCTTTTACTTGTTTTGCCCATCTGCTGTCAAGCATCTCTTTTGCTGCAGTAGGATAGTCTTCCGCTTCTATAGCTGCCCACATCTTTTTAAATTTACACAGTCTAGGCACGCCCATGTTAAATGCCATATCAATACATATAAGCTGACGTACAGAGTCCAATCTGTCTACGCAAGGGTGCGCACGTACCAGTTCTTCTTCGACAATCTGTACGTCATTTGTTGCTAGATAAACCGCATCAGCTTCGGTGATTCCATATTTATATACATGGTCAATACTAGGAATGTCTAATTCGTCTAGTTCCTGCTTTGTAATGCCACGGTCTTCTAGGTTTCGTCCGATACCAATAGTATCAATTCCCAATGTATCTTTGTATACCTGTAGGCGTAAACCTTCGGCAGCTACAAGTTTTTCAATTAGGTAGTCTCTATTGTATTTCATATGCCAATAGCCCCTATTATGCCACATGTATAATTAACAGTTTTCCAAGCACCATCAGGTGGTATGCTTTCGTGTATAGCTTTTATTTCCAAACACTCAGGCTCACCATCAAACCACTGAATAGTCTGTTTATAACATTCCCCTTGCGGAGTACAGGCTGTTAATACTAATGCCCAAATTATCGCAGTCATTTTATGTTATCTTCTCTACTATGTAATCTTTTTGCTTGGGTTTGGTGTGCATTACCCTCGTGATTCATCCATACCGCAAATGCACCTGTCATGGCCCCCGTGACTACACTCACTAGTGCCGCTTGTTGACTTGTTGGGTCTGGCAGTGTCATAAACCACTCCACTACTCGCCACGCTGACACCGACATCATTAGCATCATTAGTCGTGGTAGTAGCTTCCACGCCAGCACTCTTTCCATTACGCCTGTCACGATTTTCTTTTGCCTGTTCTTCTGTTGTTTGGTTGTGCATACTCCACATCTGCACTAGGACTACCTTTTACCAAAGAATTTAGTAGCACTGCGTACACCAAAGCTGGCAGCAACAATAACACCAAGGCTATACTGATACCACTCAGGCATTTCGTTGAGTCTGTCAAATCCGTTTTTAACAATCTCTTCCATACCCGGTACGAATGCTAATACTAATGGTATACTAAATAATATAGTAAGCCATTCGTCTTTCCAACTTGAAGCTGAAGCATCAGCCATTTTTAAATCCCAGTCTATTTCACCTGTAGCTTTCTTCTGCATAACCATTGCTTCAGCTTCTGCTTTAGCTACACGTGTTTTAGCTTGGGCTTTCTTTTCTTCAACCTTGCCTGACATCCATGTGCCAGCTAGTTCTGCTATTGGGCCTATAAGTAAATTAAGCATTATGATCCCCGTCTGAACTTTGCGGTTTTCTTTGATATCGCTTTAGGCTGCTTGACGAATTGCTTACCAGCAGCAGTTCCTTTTCTTTTAGCAGCGGTGGTGGCTGCGTACTCCTGCGACGAAAGCGATTTGATAGCAGCCTCTGGTAAGTAACGCTCACCTGTTTTGGCGGATGGTTTACCACTCTTGGTTCTCCACTTTTGTCCTGTCCAGTTCTTTAAACTTTGTTGTGATTTTTTAAGTGCCATAAATAAGTTATACCATTATCCTACACAATTGTCAAGAGAAAAATTAAAAGACCTATACCTGTGGCACCTATTAGTCCTATACCTGCGGCAATCTTTATATTCTCTATCATTTCATTGTGACGCCTTATTGCTTCACGTTTTGCTTGCAACGCAGCTTCTTTTGCTTCTTGTATACGTTTGGCTCTAATATCTACAATACTTTGCCACGTACCGGGGCCAAAGCGTAAGTCAATCATAGTGCGCATCTCTTGTATTTTTTCTTGCGCTAGTCTGGCATCTATAACTTCTTGTGCAACAGATTGTATTCCAAACTGATCGGCTATACCTGAACCAGATTTTTTAGCCCTTTGTTGCTGTACTTGCTTTTCGCCCTCAAGTAGATTGTCTACGTACTTTGCGATGTCGCCAATATCGTTGGCGGTATTGATGGTAGATTTAATACCATCTACGGCACTCTTCACCAGTGCAATACCCGCAAGGGCTTCTGCAATCATCTCTGTTCCTCATTGGTTGGTTGATAGTCATTTGTTTTTATGCTGCCAGTGCGGGATTACTAGCATCCAGTTGCATCCACTTAGACCACTCTGCGTAGTAGTGGCGCATACCTACTTCATCGTGGATTGTGCTATTCTCATGTCGTCCATGCAAGATGTTACGGGGTTCTGTACCTTCTCGCATTGTAGTGCCTTGACCTGCGACACCGATCAGGTCTTCATGCAGGTTTCTACCAAACGGCCCCCATATAGAGTTATGATGTTTGATACGTGTCTGTCGTTCTTCCGGGGTATCTTTTTTTAGTCCATAGCCACGAAACTCAATTAGTACTTTGTTTGGTCCTAGCGGTGTTACGCTGTCACTACGATATGCACTGCCTCTGAGGTTAAAGTTGTAGCCGGGGAACAAGTCTACCATATACCATTGGTTAGGCGGAAGGTTAGGGAAACTAAGTTCTCCTCTGTCTTCAAAACCATCATACTCTTCGTAGTTAACTGTAAAGCTACTGACGTTGACGTGTCCGTTATCAAATGGGATATTTTT